ACGGAAACTATAAACTCAATTGACTATAGGACAGGATGGGAATACTCAGTGACTGGGGTAGGCGTGGAAAACAATGGCGAACCACTCAACCCCAATGTGACAACAACTACAGTGCAAGTCGCACCAACCGTAGGGACAGACGAAACAGGAGCAACCGCAGCAGCAGTAACCTCTTCGTTCGATGCATTAAACTTCTCAGCACAAAACGACTTCACAATAGCAGAACCTGGAGCAGCCTTTCAATTTACCCAGACGTATTCTGGACCAGGAATGACAAATCAAACAATAATACAAAGAGTAACCACAATACAAAGCGTCACAGATACCACAAGTACCTTTACTCAATAGCAACTTTAAGTAGTCTTTTAACACCAAACATCGCACTTGCACAGGGTGTTGGTGGAGTTAGTGCTACTGCTAATCCTATCGCCAACTCATCTGGCTCAGTCACGAACCAGGCAATACAAGTTTTACAAGGTCCATACATAACCAACACCTACGGTGGTGGTGTGCAGTGTCAAGGTAGTACATTTAACCTTACACCCTATGTACAGTTTGCTGATAGTAGAAAAGATCCTTGGGAAGATTTCTATAACGAACCACAATATAATACCACTGATGCCACAGGTAAGATGGTTCCTACCTATGTTACCGTCAAGAACTATCCTTGGGAAGAATGGTATGATGATAGAACATATGTTTCTGATGGAACTGATGGTAATACTATTGGATCTACGCAGAGATGGTTCCCTGATGGTTCAGACATCTCTATTATTCAAGATATAGACAGTCCTAACGGTGTTCCAGATATAGTTGATACTGGTGGAGAGATGACACCATCATGGTTTAAACCTGTACGTACTGACATGAGGGCAAACCAATCCTTTAACGTAGGATTATCTGGTACTCTTTCAATACCACTGAATAGGAAACTAATGAGGCAGTGTCATGAGGCTGCACAAGCACAGATAGAAATGTCTACTCAACTAGTTGCTAATAAAAGATTAGACTTTGAAATAGCTCGTCTAAAAAATTGTGGTGAGCTCAAAAAACAGGGCATTATGTTCCACCCTAAGTCACCATACTTTAGTGTATGTGCTGATGTAGTTGTAACAGCACCAGGTGGTAAAATACTCCCACATGAACACCAGATACCACAACCACAGTGGACTAAACCTAGTGAGGAATCTACTTCTTCAGTGCCTTCCGAAGTTCCATTACAGCCCGATTCCGATCCCGTTGAGCAAGAAGTCGTTCCCGTCGAGAAAGAACCTTCTCCTTCTTCCCCCTTATCTTATCTACCTTGGCTAAAACCTTCTTCACGACAGGTTTTATCACCTTCAAAAGCAAATCCGCTAGGGGTTTTGCAAGTAGGGCAGAGCTGGTCGCAACCACAGCAATAGTAGCAGTAGTAGATATAATAGGAACACTGGGTAGATATTGTTCAGCAAAACCTAGTACTTCCCATTGTGTTTCACATACTTTTCCATCAGGTGTTAATTTATATCCAATAACTTTTTCTGTACCTGCCTGATTCAA